GGCAGGCACCGGGGTAGTCCTGTGTGTTGAGCTTTTTGACGAGGGTGGACTGGCAGAACGCGCGCGGGCCCACGTTGTAGGCAAAGCTGACGTAGGCGTCATACTCGTGTTGGGCCAGCGGCACGGTGACGCAGGTCTTGAGGGCGCCTTCGAACTGCTGGACATCGCGCAGCGCCCGGGCCAAGGCCTGGGGTGGCGTGGTGGTGTCGCCCAAGCGCACGGGCGAGCCGTCAGCGCGGGTGGTGCTGCCAAAGCCCAGGGTGGGCACGTCGCCCTTGACCGGAATGATGGCGCGGCCGCTGTAGCCTTCGTGCAGCACCAGGCCCACCAATGCGGCGGCTGACAGGCCCAGCGCAGCCACGGTGGTGCGGGGGCGCCTCATGGCTCCACCTCATGCATCTTGGGCTGGGCCACCAGGCGGGCTAACGTGGCGCCCAGACTGGCGGCAAAGGCCAGCAGCACGAACAGGCCCCGGGGCAGGAGGTCGCCCAAGAAGGGCAACACCACTTCGGCCGCCGTGAAGCACGCGGCCAACATCGAGAAGCGGATGCTCCAGGCCTGGCGCAGCACGCGCGGCCAGTTGGTGAGTAGACTGGGGCGTGTCAAAGGCAGGGGCTTCACTGCGTGCCTCCCATGAGCTTGAGCTTGATGGCGGCACCCACCAGGATGACGGCCAGCAACCCGGTGGTGGCGACCTTAATGATGGTCTGCCAGGCGGTGTGGCGGGCCTCACGCCAGGCTTCGAGCAGATCGCGCAGCTCGCGGATGTCACGGGCGGCGTGGCCGTTTTCCAGACCGAGGTGGGCCAGGCAGCGCTCGGCACCGCGTTCGGCGGCGCGGGTGAGCAGGTCGTCCAAGTCGTCTGGGCGCAGGGTGATGGCGGCGTCGGGTTCTGTGTGGTGGTCTGTCATTTGTGGTCTCCAAAGCAAATGGCCCGCGCAGGTTTCCCTGGCGGGCCGGTGGTGATGGGTGAGTTTGGCGATGGGGCTAGGTTTTCAGGGGAATGCAGTGGGTGTCCCACAGGCCTTCTGGACAGCACATCGACATGAGCAGCATGTAGCGCGGTCGCTGGCCCTGCACCTTGGTTACGGCATGAATGTGGGTTGAGGCCGCGTATGCATGCAGTTCGCGTTCATCGATCGGCCAGTGGTGGTTGTGGCCGTTTTCATCCTTGAGCCACAGTTCGCCGCCCGTCTCTGGCTGCTGGATCAGGATGTTGAGCCGAATGACGTCGAAGCCCTCTAGGGGCGTCGGGTCACGATGAGCATAGGTGTCACCACCCTGCAAAGTGGCCACCAGAATGATGCCGTCACCCTCAGCCGTCGGCTCCGGTTGGCAATCTTCCGGCCAAGCGTACAGGCCACGCACCCGCGCAAAGATCTGGTGTGCCACTTCTGGAATGTCAAACGCAGTTTGCTGACGGGTGGTCAGACGCTGACCATACCCCCAACGACCCCGACTCAGCCCGGGCTGGAGTACGCCACCGGTATTTACGTTGGCATCAAACCAGCGCACCAGATCCAGCCGCTCTACCTCGCTGATGAAATCGGGGTTGCGGTCAAAGCGCATCAGGCAGCATCCATTGGCACCGGCACGATACGGAAGTAACGCTCGGATTTGGCACCGGCAACCAGCGGGTGCGTCTCATCGCCGAACCATTTCCCTTCAGGAATGTCGTCCGGGTTCATGATGTCCTCGACCCGCGTGCCATTGCGTACCGCGTGGATGCAATAGGCCACGGAGTCGTCCTCCAACGCCTCGATCAAGTGCTCTTTGCCGGCCGCCACAAACACGATGGTGGGGGCGGCAAACTCCGCCACCCGATCTTCCACCCTCACCCGAAACCGCCCCTTGGCCAGCAAGGTCTGGTGATCGAATGCGTGCCTGTGACCACAGTTGCGGTCCCCCGCCTTCTTGAAGTGCATCTGCTTGATCCAGGTGTTGGCCACCAAGCTCACTTTTTCTTCTGGAGAGTCGGGATCGTTGGGGAAGGCAGCGGTCGTCACGCTGCTGCATTGGGCTTTTTGGCCGGCGGCCAGGTCATCGTTCAGGTTGTCAGTCATTTCATACCTCCACAGCGGGGATGGTTTCAGCAGGGTCAGGAGCCGGCGCAGCTTGCATCACCACCTGGCCGTCGATGTAGTACAGGGCTTGGCCCTCGGGACAGTTGCTCAATGCCTCCATCACGTCAGTGGGTGTCTCGAGCAAATCGGATTCGGTGACGATCTGATCGTCGGGGTAGCGGTAACAATCGGTGATCAGCCTGTTGTCGGGCGCAATGCGGATGTAATGGCGCATGGGAATCTCCAGGTATCGGATAGATCAGTGGGAATCAAGCGGTGCGCAGGAACAGCAGTGAGCCGATACCTGCGCTCTCGGCGATACGGATTTCCATCCCACCCGAGTTGTTGTAGTAAGGCGCATATTGCGATCGGGTTTGCAGCTCAATCACATCGCCAGCATTGAGGGTGACTGTCACTGGTGCCGAGTACAGGTAGTTGGTCAGATATGTCGTGCTGTTGGTGGACACGGCCACTTTCTCAACCCCATTGACCAATATCCTCGCATAGCCGTAGCAATACGAAGTTCCTTTGCCGTAGTAATAGCGCCCCACTTGGGTTTTGGCGTAAAGATTGACCACCGAACCCGACTTGCCATTGAAGCTATGAACACCACGCAGAGTCCACGCCGTGCTCGGATGGTTGCCAGTGATGCTGATCGGCGTGTTCACGGTGCCGGCCGTGGTCAGCGTCGCGGCGGCGGCTTCGAACAGCGTGGTGGGCGCCACGATGGGCGTCTTGCCAAAGATGCGCCAAGTGGTGCCGGTGCTGACACACAGGCAAGAGATCCCAGGTGCCAGAGTGATCGTCGATGTGCCATCGATGGTTTCGCTGGCGTACGGATCGATGGTGATGGTGCCTGAACCAGAATTACACACCGCAAATGCAAAGCCTGAGCCCAACGTTGCAGCGGCGGACAAGCTCAGCGTCCAGGTGCCGCTGCAATCGATGAGTCGACCACGATCGGCGGCCACCACGGTGTACGCCGCTGTCTTGGTCAGCACCCCACTGACCAGCGCGCCCATGGTGGCCAAGGCGGTGGCAATCGCGCCGTCGGCACCCAACAAGGACGCCAGAAACTCACGTTGATCGGTGATGGCCTGCTTGAACTGGGCTTCGGTGACGGTGGAGCCGGTAAAGGATGAACTGGCGGGTAAGGCGGGCATTTACTGTCTCCACATCAGGGTGGAGGTGTTGAGGCTCCACATCGGGGTGTCAGGGCCCAGGACCGCACGTGCTTCGAGCATCAGCATGGTTTCGACCCCATTGAGGTTTTGTTTGAGGAACAGGCGACCGTCATAGGTGTTCACCGCCAGCTCGCCCAATTGCAATTGCGCTGTGGTCGGCGTGCGGCCCGAGACGGCGGTCTGTTTGACCTTGATGGTTTGCGGCATGGAGTGACCACATCAGAAGCTGCCGCCGTCGATGACGGCGCTGCTGGATAGTGCATCGGTGATGCCGTACCCGGCCAGCGTGGTGGGCTTGCCCGTCACACTGCTCCAGGATGGGGTGTTGGTGGTGGTGCCTGCGGCAGTCAGTCGCCCCTTGGCATCCACCGTGAAGGTCGGGATCAGTGCGCCAGAGCCGTAACTTGCTGCCGTCACCCCGGTGCTCGCCAGCGTCGATGAACCCGTCACGTTGGCCGAGCCATCAAAGGCTGCAGACGTCCAGGTCACATCGCCGGTCATGGCGATGGTGCGAGCGGTCAGCAGCTTGGTNGCNGTNCCCGCGTTGCCGCTGATGGTGGTGATGNTCACCGCCCCGGTGGCGCCGTTGACGCTGGAGACCGAATCGGTGTTGTCGATCTTGTCCCAGGCGCTGCCNTTGCTGACGATCCAGTCNCCCACCTTCCAGTCNGTGATGCCACTGACGCTGGTGGCACCTGCCGTNGCCACCTTGTAATAGAAGCCCTTGTTGCTGCTGGACGCTGTCGCAATGGTGGGGGTGTTGGTGCTGGCATTCCAGGTGCCCTGGTAGTTCAAGCCTCCAATGGCCACATCCGGCAGTTGTGCCGTGGGCACCTTGCCATCCGCTCCCAGGCCCGCCACACCGTTGGCAGCACCAATGGCCGTCGATGGAATAGCCCCAATAGCTGCTGGCGTAGGCAGGGCATGCACGTGGTCCGCTCGCGCTGCGGTGGTGGCGGTACCCACCGAGGCACTGGCAGCCAAGGCACTGGGTGCTGCCGTGGTCAGGGCCAGGGCATCGGTGATACCGTAGCCAGACAACGTCGTCGGCTTGCCGGTGATCGAAGTCCAGGCAGGCGTGATCGACACATTGGCTGCTGCCGTGAGTCGCCCCTTGGCGTCGACCGTGAACTGGCCCACCTGGGTGGCGCTGCCATACGTTCCAGCTGTAACTCCTGTAGCCGGCAAAGCAACGGCAACGCCAGAGGCCACGGTACCCGTGCCGGAGACATCACCAGTGATGGCCAGGCTGTCGGCCTTGCGGGCAAATGTGCCCGCACCGGCGATCGACGTGACGACGTTGCCGCTCTCTCCGATGAAGAGGTTGTCAGACACCTCGGACCAGGCCAACTCACCTGCCGCGAGCGAAGGCGGCGTGGCGGTGGTGGTCGAGCGCTTGATTTGAATGGTTTGTGGCATTCGTGTGCTCCTGGGNTTTCAGGTCGGTTGGTTCAGAAATAGCCGGCGTCGATGACAGCGTCGGGGTCGAGCACNCCCTGATCGCCCTTATCACCCTTGGGGCCNGTGGGACCCGGNACGCCAATGTTGGTGAGCACCGTGCGCACGCCTTGCTGATGNACNCGTACGGTCTGGGTGTCGGTNTGCACNGTGACGCCGGGCTGCCTCGGTGTGGTGATGGAAATTCGGATGGCCATAGGTCACCACTGCTCAAACACGCGTCACGCGCATCGCCACCAGCACATTGCCTTTGAGCAACTGGGTGCGAATGCCCGCCGGGCTGGTCATAAAGAGGTCGTAGACACAGGCGCGCACCGGCAATGCACTGGTGACCGACGCGGGCAAGGTGATGGCCACCGTGCCACTGGCCAGCCGACTTTCATCAAAGCCAAAGCTCGCCAGCACCGTTGGGTCCTCTGGCGTGGCGCGGATCTGGCCCTCGAAGGCATAGTCCGTCAGGTCCATCACGGCACCGCCCTCATCCAGCGTAAGTGCCGTATAAAAGGTTTCGCCTTGCGCCAGTTGGATGTCGTACTTCGGGGCGCTCATTGCATGAACTCCTGTGTTGGTGTTTCGATGTGTTCGTTCGGTCAGTAGCGCCACATCAGCGATGCCGCACTGGCCTGCCACATCAACTGGCCATCGCTGACCCACATGTAGTCGGCACTGCTGCCATAGAAGAGCGCCACCCATGGCCCAGCGGTGAGGCCCACGCCGCGCACCCGGATCAGGGTCTGCGCGCCATACAGCGCGGTGACCGCAAAGTTGTTCGCCGAGGTCTCCCCCACNCGGGTCCAGACCAGGTTGGCTGCATAGGGGTTNCTGCCCGCAGCCATCTCGATCTGGTAGGTCTCNGCCCCCGGTGCGGGCGTCCAGGTCAGCAAGGCCTTGCTGTTGTCNGTCGTGGATGACCGCAAAGTCAGGTCTGCGATCAGTGGCGTGGTGTANANCGTGGTCAANTGGCTCGTCACCACCGCNGGCGCCGTCACCCCCTGNTCNGCGCTGTGCACCGAGGNGTCCTCGTTNATGGCCTCGATCTCCACCTGGTGCAAACCACGCGGGCGNACGGCGATGACCTTGNCCAACTGCCGCCAGGTGTCANCCCAGCCAAANGCGATCTGGGTGCGCTCAAAGTCGGCTCCCGTGTACGGCACCAGCGTGGGCACNACNGCGAACACCAGTTCGTTGTCGGCAGCCCCTCGCGTGACCGCATACGGTCCATCCACNCCNCCGGCCTTGGTNCGCANGCCNACATAGTGGGTGCCGGTGCCCCAGGTCANGGGTTCGGANACGGTGAGCGNGCGGCTCGCCGAGTTCCACNCCGTGCATTCGGCAAACTGGCCCCAGGCGGGCATATCGTGCTGGATGGCGATCAGNTCGCNGAAGGC